CCCCCACTACCAGAGAAAAGGCCGAGGCTAGAACCCGGTTTCTTTATAGCTTTTAGCTACCTTTTCACTCTGATTGTGAACGTACAATTTATGTCTAGAATGGTTTTCAGGGAACAAAACCGCCGTAGCGGAAAACTCCCATGCATCACATAGCACCACCTTGTTCAAGGGCAACGCACGTCCATAGCTTTATTCAGTTCGTCATAGTACCTGGCACTGTCACCAGCATCGTCAGTTCTTTATGGTTTCTGTGTTCCCCACAAGTGTTAGGTGATCAGGATCGGTGTTACTAACTAGAGAGCCACGGATAGGGTTACCAGTCCTTGACAACGTTCTCATCTATAACGCCACACCTCCTTCCTCACACAGCTGTAGTGCATTCCACCATTACGTGAATATTGCACCCAAACGCCACTTGGGATCAACTCTTTCCCAGAGTTATAGGGGCCTCACTCCATGAGGCTAGGTATGCTCAATTACGCCTATACTAACAGTTTGAGCTTGCGAGCTGTTAGTCGACAGGTATTTCGCTCTGTCTAAGTTTGGAGTGCTGCGGCACTTGGCTCATACGCAGCATACTCCACCTGGACCTCAACGCGGCCAGTGTTAACGGTAGATCCGGACCCTGACGACACCCCTGAAAATCCAATTACAATTGTTCCGGGTGCTATCAATGAGGATGTATACGCGTTTGCACCATTGCCAACGGAGTAGGTTTCAATCATGCGCTCAGGATGCTTGCCTGGCACCCAATCCAACTGCATGGGCTCCCACACGCTTACCATCTTTGATACTGGCAAGTCAAGGAGCGTCGCAATATTTGTCGGATTAGGGAGTGCTGTTGTCGAGGTTGTCGCAGGCGTGGCCACAAACGCCATCGCCACGTTGCCACTAGCACTCGTGGGCAATGTTGGTATCCACCTCGCCCTAACGCGCTTTGGATAAAAGCGAGCGAAGTTGGAAACAATGTTACCTGCAACAGTGCCTGTGATCTCACCACCAGCACTCGCCACACCATCCGTGGTTGTTGCAGTCCATGCTGCCACAGGATTGATGAGGGAATAAGCAAACACATCTTGGGATGATTGCACGCCTGATGTAGTGGTGACAGAGAACACATTTGAAAGGCCCTTGGCTGAAAAGCCAAAACCAGGTTCACTACCAATACTGGCGGCGGAGCATTGCCTGATGGGCATGCTCTGGACCATTTGTCCAATTGACACGGGGGCATTTGCTCTTGTGATCATACCAGATCCCCGCACGGCTTGTTTGCCGCTCCGCTGCGCACGTGAGGCATTGCCAGCCTGACGCCTTACGCGCGTACGCGGTCCGCCAGTGAAACTGCGCGGGAGGGGCATTTGCAAATATCTTTGCTGGGCAGCCCTTGGCCCTTTGAGTTTCCTCAAATTTGTTAGAGTTTGTAAGTCTCGTATAGTAATCGTTTTCGACATCGGTCGGTTTCGGTTCGGTTTGAGAAATCGGTTCGGTTTGTGAATTGGTTAAATTCTTGTAAAAGCAGGGGGCCATTTCCCTCCCTCTGCTTCACTAGAACCAAGAGTCAATTGCGCCAGTGGTAAATCCATCCTCCCCGTGGAGCAGATCGCTCAACACAGGATTATAGGACAGAGTAACACTGTCGTAGTATTCCTCTAGCTCAAATTGGGTCTCTGGAGTTATCCCAAATGCTCGCCAGAAGCTCACTCTTGTTGCCTCTTCTATAGGCACCACTCGATTCTTCATCCCCTTCGACAGCCACAACATGCCTGATTGCATCGTTTGCTGGAACCCCGTCCTCAGTCGCACTGGCAGGCCTTTCAGGAGAGTTTGATAAAAATTCTGGGCAATTGGCATGCCACTTGCTAGGCATGCGCCACAGTCGCCAATCTCCTTTCGCCACTTCATCCACGCCCTCGCTGACTCTAAAGTCTTAAACGTGACACAGTCTTTGGCCAATGACACTGGAATTGCTCTCAGCATCACATAACCACGCTTGGTCCATATCGGATGGCACTGACAAAACTTGATCTCTTCCAAGTAATTTGCGGTACCTTCAACGACTATTTCATAGCCCAAACGCAGGAACCATGGAGTAATAGCTCCGACCACCTTCTCGAGGTCGCGCTTCTCAAACATGAGTGAACAATCATCACCATCGTTCGCCAGCTCACACTTGACGTTCATTTCTTGCATGAACGACCAAATCATGGAGCACATCAGCAGTACATTTCCCAACGAGGTATTCATGTCGCCGCTCATACGGCAACCCTCCTTCGTGTACTTGATTTCACCATCACACACTGAACTCACACCGGTGTTTCGCAACTGCCAACTTAGTAGTTTTCCCAGCCATGCTCGATCGGCTGGATCGTGCGCGAGCAAATACTGTTTATGCTCCCAACGCAACGCGGGCACGGAACAATGTTGGTCAAAACGGGACACGTCCAATGCGAGTGCAACAGGATCGGCAAACTTAAACCACTTCTTGGCTAAATGTTTACCCCTCCGCTCAGCATTGAGTCCCTTAAAGACCGTCTTCGATCCGAAAACTCTATCGATGGCATCGAACACCTGATGCTCCAATGGCTTCAGGTAACAACCCACTGCTAAATTATAGACTGGTCCTCGAGCTTGAATCACTCGCGGAACGGCACCAAGCTTCGTGTACTTTTCAGCTTTCACGAACGGGTGCACCCAACTATCCTTCCTATCCACACCTCGCGTGGTGAACGCCACGCCTGCTTCATCGTAGATTTTCCTTTTCCGCCCATCGTAGCACGCACTGAATTGCTCCGGTGTGTACACGAATGTGGGGGTACTGAGGATCTCTTTCTGGAGTTTTTCACTGAACTTGGAAAGAACTCGACGAATGATGAACGCATCTTCTGGTTGTGGGCAGTCAACAAATCTTCCAAAGCCATCCTTCACTTTGAAGACCCGCTCCTCGACTGCATGTGTTAATGTTGTAAGGTCATTGTTATGTACAGAGTAGCTTATCGCAGGAGAGAGCTTTAACTCCCTGCACACTCTGCGCTCTTTTCGGACGCCCCCATTACTCTTAGCCGTGACCATTCGCTCCTCTAGAGGCACTCTCGTCTGAGTGCTGGAGCCACGGTTGGTAACGAGGCAGCCCTATTGTTGTTGGACCTCAGGAACATCAACCGGCATTCGTGCCAGTCGACCCTGGGTAAATGGGGCGTGCTTAAAACCACGTTTGCGGATCTCAACCTCGCTCGGTATAAAGCACATCGGTACAGCCGTCAATATGGCCTCCGTAATATCAGATGCGCGTATATCAAACGCCAACTTCCCCTCTTCCTTCAACCTCGTGATGGTCCCATGCAAGAAGGCATGACAGCACGACTCATTTGCGCTGTACATTTTACTTCTCACGTTCCAAAACGACTGCGGGAACTTATTCTTGGCAGTGTGCACAAGAAAGCTCACAAATGGCGCTAAATCCACACCATGGATGGGGTGACCAACCGCTGGGATAGCTATCCCACCTTCGGCGTCCTCCGCATCTACCGCCTCATGCAGTGGCCGATTGAAGTCCACAGTACGGGCATTGAGATGTACCTCAAATTCCTGAACTTCCTGATCCACTGCACGTCCAATAGCGTTGTTGTGCTCCTCCGCGGCAGCCACACTTGCAGCAAAAGCAGCCTGTTTTACAGCCTCCTGCTCCGCCACTACGGCCCTTTCGGCCGCCAACCTTGTCCGCTCGCGCTCCTCGCCAGCAAAACGCTGTCGGTTTCCCCACCAGGTCTTAAACCATGCGTTAATAAACTTAGTGACAATGGCCACCAAGCCAGCAAACCCTGCTGCGGCGAGCACTCTCAAGTGCTTCCAACCGAACTTCACACACTGCTTAAAGACCCAGCAGATCCCTCCGACCAGCTTGGATTTCACATTGTTACGCCAGCCCTCAACAATAGGGAGGTCTGGGTTAGGCTCTTCTTGGGCCTTATCAACGGACTTCTGTGTCTCAAAGACATCAGGTTTGGCGGTATTTCGCTCGCCATTGCGCTCACAATATGCGCAGGGATTCTCTTGTCCCTCATAAAGGCAGTTGCACTCATCAAGCAACCCAGCCTTCTGTTGTTTAGCCAACTTACGCTGCTCATTGCGGGTGAGTTTGCTGGCACAACGCATTGGCACCAATTGCTGGTACACACACACGCCGCCGCAATCATCACCGCACTGGCAATCACCAGCTAAGTCGGAACGGGTGAACGAGATGTTGTCGGATATCTGACCCAACACTCTCTCCACCTCCCCAGGTATTTGTGTCATCTGAGGGAAATCAATTCCATTTGCTACTGTGGTCTCCAACATCACTCTGGATGCTAAGCTCACTGCCGGTAAAGCAGCTCGCCTCGCAAAATCAGCCCCTGATAGGAAAAAGTGAGTTGTGGCCATGGTTGTATTATGGGTTGAATCCTGTTTTGGCCGTACCAGTGGGTAGTGATTTACCCGCCCATTTTGCGTCAGGAATGGGGATTCCTCAGGTCGCCATGCGACCAACGCGGAATGACCGCGAAAGAACAACTCGGGTAAGTGGGGACTGCCAACAATATTAACGCATCACCCACCCTTAAAACTCCCTATAACAAGCAGATCGCCCATTGACGCCGCTTAAACTCAACATCCCACTCAGACTAACTCCGGCCACGCCTAGAGAGGAGAACGCCCCCCTGGCGAAGTAGATGCCATCGCACACCTTTATGATGTTCGAATAGGCCCGCTTAGGGCAGATACCACTGTTGTGGATTCATTGCGATTATTTACAAGGTCGCAACCTATTGCTCACATTTGCCGTAGAGCTCTGGTTTAGAACCCCCAGGTTGTAATCTGGGGCACCCAATAGGGTGTACGCAAGGGCCGATCGGTTTAGTTCGGCGTTCGGTTCGGCGAACCGAAACTGAACCTCCGAATTAG